GCCAAATTTCATATTAATCTCCTATCTCAACATAAACAGTTAATGACAGGACCGTGAAAGGTATCGGCCTGTTTTGAACTATAACCATGTCGCCATTAAATTCAGAACCACCCCGGAAAGGAACCTTTACAGCTCCATTATTTAAGATAGGGACACTATTTAAATATGGAACACTTGTAACCGGTAAAGGGTAAAGTGTATCCAAGTCCCGCCCAGTCTCTCCTCCCAGTGAATCCATTAACTCGATTGTAACATTGACAACTCTCTTAAGTCTATTTTTTCCTATCCCGATATTCATAGGAATCATGTATGCCGGGCTGTGAAGCCCTATAGCGAGTTTATTTACTCTAATTGGTAAAGTTGCTACTCCGAGGGTTGTTACTGCTACTGTACCCCCGTCACCTCCGTCACAGGAATATTCTGCATCAAGGTTGGCGAGTGAAGTTAGCCCAGTAAAAGTATCACTTATTTGGATAACACTTCCTTTTGTTAAGGTGTCAAACTCAGTAAACTCTGAGTATTCCCCTGTTTCAGCATCTTTAAGGTAAAAACTTAAATCTCCAACAGCCCAGTCTGCAACCTTAAAGTCTTTATAATCAATATAAGAATTCCCTGTTCCAGTTATCCGGACGTAATCTCCGTCAGCATAAGCCCCAGAGGATAGTGTTATCTTTGCTTTAGTGCTGTCATAAAGAACTTCTGATATTGCAATAGCATCACCAGCAATTTTCTTGTAGCTGCTATCTACGAAGCACATATCTTCCTGGTCTGCTGGAAATAAATCGTCCATGTATTCAAGCCAGAGGTCTACTCCATGCTCGACTACCAGGCATAGACGCTCGTTTACTCCGTTCTCTATAACAGCCATACTTTTGACCAAGCCGTCTGTTTCGTGGGTACTCCAGGCGAAAACCTCATAGAGAGGATTATAAGTCATAGAAGCAAAGGTCCCATCTTCAAGTAAAACCCAGAGAATTGATTCAGGGGTTTGCATGTAAGCCACACCGACAATCGGGCTTTTGGTAATATGTTCAGCCTGAGCTATAACATCCGGAACCAGGTATGCCTCTGTATCAGCCTGGTATTTAGCCATCCTGATTTTTCTGGAGCCTAATTGGATGTAAAATATTTCACCACCCATAGTAAAGGCTTGAATCTGTGAAGATTTATAAGAAGAGGCCATTAAGGTAAATGTACTTGTAAGGGATGTCATAAGTTCAGTTCTTGAAGATTTCGTCCCGACTCCTGAATCTGTTCCTATAAATAGAGGCCCCATACCTTTAAGCCACTGGATTCTTGACGCTCCGGGAAAAGAAGCTCTCTTTTCATATGCGTCTGAATCTGAAAGTGGGGCATTGATTTCAAAGTTATAGTAATTTCCAGCTGCAGAACCCCAATATAACAAGGGATTATTCACAGACCCACCAAAGACAAGTCTTCCCTCGTAAAGAGTAACACTTGCCGGGTAATTCCCTGCAGTAGTTGGTTCCGGAGATGAGAAGGCGTATATACCACAACAGTATCCTTCTCCTGGGTCAGCAAAGGTATCGAATATTGCCACATCTCCAGAATCAACGTCCCCGAGGACAAATGTTAGAGCAGCTAAACTCCAGCTCAGGACCTGGAAGTATGTATTGTCGATATTAGTTAGGCCTGTATTATTCATTTTTATGATCTCGCCATTTGTGAAATGGCCTTCTGTTACCGTTACGGTGGCAGAACAATCTGGGGCTCCAGAATAAACAACACTCGTTATCTCATGAGGGTGTTCCCATCCAACTGTATCATATAACGACAGAACGAAGGTCGTCCCGGTTGTATTCGTTAAAACAAGAGGAGGATAATCTTCATGAACAAGATATGCTACGGCGCCTTCTGTTACATATTGAATTTCATCCAGAACTGCTTCCGTCCAGGTTGGAGTCACCCCGGTAGTCGTATAAACAGCACCTGTGCTTGGGTCGTAAACCCGGCATCCTCCAGCGTAAAGAGCTATTAGGTAGTTCTTTCCATAGGCAATATTGAAAGGGATTATTCTTACGGCTGTCGCGGATGTTTTCCAAAAGTGATTACTTGTTAAAAGCCCTGGTCTACGGGTGATTCCACCCTGAGGTAAAACAAGCATATTTCTCAAGGCTTCGCATCCTTGAGTGTACATTTCGGAGTCTATTCTTCCCTGGAATCTCGGACTTAATTCTCCAGCCAGAAAACTGGTTAGATAATAATCCTTTACACTCGCGTTACCCATGAGCCCTCCCACATACTGAGTTCGGTCTCTTCGTCCACGCCAATCGAGTATTTTCGGTCAGCAATGAAGGCGATATTAATTGTCATGGTATATAGAGCCATCAATTCGTCCGCTTTTCTCTTCCCCCCTGAAAAATTATAAACAATTTTCGAGGCTAAAAGAGCAGCTAAGGCGTTTGCAAAAGCTGCCGGGAGTATGGTCATGTCTGTTATCCGGCTCGTATATTTTAGTTTACATTCATCTTCATCTGACAGAATAAATCTAAGTTCCTGGGCATAAATTGTGTTTTTATCCTCATTCATCTGAATAATTGCTACACAATCGGATGGTTTTTGATATTGATAAGCATATCCAAACGCCGGTGCGGTTCCGTCCTGCGCGATTACAACCCTTTTCTGGGCAAAAGTCCATGAATATCGTTCTAAAGCTTCATCTAAGCATAAAGGAAATAATTCACGGCAGACAGAAGCCTGTTTCGTTTCTTCCGAAAGGGAGCTTATCCCCTCTTCCCCGACCATGCGTAAAGCAAAGTTAGTAATACTGACTTCTGTTGCCATCTATTCACCTCTTAAAATGTATCGTCGTCCTCTGTAGTTACAGTTGCCTGTTCAAGAATTGAATGAGTTACCTTTGAAGCCTCTTTCGGGGCTGGAACAGTATCCTCAACTGGAACATAATCTCCGGCCTCAATCTTGGCTTTCAATTCAGCCAGTTCAACCTCAACGGAAGACTTTTTCTTCTGTTCATCCGCAAGCTTGTTATTCAACTTGGTGATTTCGGTGTCCGATTCTTTTACAGTCCTAACCGGACCACCCTTTGAAAATAACTTATCCGCGAGGTCCATGTTTTCAAGTAATTCTCCACCAATAGTAAAACACTCTTTGTGGGTTAATGGAATCTCGGATAGTTCTTTTTCATCATCAACATTTACCTTATTGCCACCATAGAAACAAGGTTTAATACATAACGCTTTCATAGTAACTCCTTACTTAAAATAAAGGGAGAGGTTTCCCCCGCCCATTGTTTGTTATCTTGGTGCAATCCAGGCCGCAACTGAACCAGCGGTAGGAATTGTACCTACTGCAACTCTATTGAGCCGCAAAAATCTCTTACAATCATGCGGAAGCATGAGAGTAAACTCTGCACCTTTTGTCAGAGAAGCAGTAACGACAGCGCCAGTTGTTGCATTAACAACATAGGGACCACCAACAGCTGCAGAACTCTGAATGGAAAATTCCTGGGAAGTTCCGGTTACATAAGCCGCTGTAAGAACCAGCTTGGCCTGAACAGGATTTCCCTTGCCCAGATTCACTTCGGCCCCGAGGTCGATTATGTCACCAATCGCGGCACTTGCGCCTGTTGACGCAACCCCTGCAGTAAATGTGTTTTTAACATCAGTAATCATATAAGCCTCCTAGCTTAAGAAACGGCATCTTCCGCATCAGTTATTTTGTCAAGCATCCTGATCGGTCTGGTTTTGAAGGTTGTTACATCTTCACCCCAGATATTCTTTGTGCCATAATTGACATTGGTTTTGTCTTTCGCCTGAATGTCAAACTGAGAAATCAGATTCGAATTCATGTAGATTGACGCGCCGGCTCCACGATTAGGCATCCTATTAAGAGCCTTGATGATAAAGTTATCAATCAAACTGGTAGAGAATAGGTCAGTTGATTTGATATTACAAATCCTCTGAACACATCTGTCGTCATGTACGACAACACCAGTATCAAAAGTGAACTTAGTACGGAAAGCATCATAAGGATTCCCTGAACTGTCAACAACAACCTGTTTACCCTTATCATCAATCTGGAGACCGATTTTAGATCCCATAGGATAGATAAGGTGAGCTTTGGTTTTACCCCACTGTACGATATAAATTGAAGTTCTTACGGAAGTTCCCGCAGCACTTTCGACATTCGCCATGGAAGTGGCGTTGTATCTATTCGCAAGGCCTTTTATACCCTTTGGAGTAGTTGCAAGATTTCCGTGAATAAAATCATCCGCGAACTGTTTTCCGATTGCGGAAACAAATGCTAAGTCTTCATCAGACCTGAAAGCTGCTTTATCGGGAGCGAGATCAACAAGTTTTGCATCGACCTGGGACCATGCTTCGAGCATACCCATGCCTTCTGCCTGCTGAACTACGAAACTCTTCGCAACAGCAGTACCTTCATTGATTGCTCTCCAACCAACTGTGGGTTCTGATTTTCGCTGATTAAATGTGTGGAGGGTTGTTCCGTTTGCTTCAACATGGATTGCATCTCTGAGGACTTCGTTCTCTTCTGAAAGAACCTCAGCTATAGCAAGCATGTTGTTGTTATTCATTCTTTTAGCCAGATCCGCAAGGGTCAAGCTACCACTGGTAATAGTCGCCATAAAATTCTCCTATGAATTATTTTGGTAACAGTTCCGTGTAGCCATAAACCCTTGCCCAATCTGGTTGGGGGTATATTCGTTCCAGGTTATGTTTTCATGGTCTTATAAGTCAACGCTCCAGTAAATTCCTTCGGCGTTGGTCTTGTAGTACCATCGAGAAGTTGGTCCTCGTGCATCATCTCCCCTATGACAGCGAAGGCTTTTATAAGCGGAACATTGTTCCCGAGTTTAGGATCAGAAAAAACCCCTCTCAAGTTCGCCGCACCCATCTTTTCCAAGCCATCAATAGCCCGATTTAACAGCCCCACATTCTTTTTGTAGGCATCACCAGGCCAAGCCTCTTTCAAGGTTGAAGTTGCAAGTAGCCCCGCTTTGCGATTTACTTCTGCATCGGATTTTTCACTTATTGCCTCTGCCTTCTGTAAGATGGCAAACTGATTCTGTGAAAGTCCAGCCGCAAAAGCTGTTTTACTCAGCGTTTCTAACTTCTCTCGACTTAATTCTACCCCATCCAGAGCCTTGCTGTCCAGTTTTTTATACCCTTCTACTGCATCCGGTCGCCCTAAACGCTTTAAAAAGGCAGTTTTTTCCTCAGGAGTAGAATCTTTGCCAGGAACTTTAAGCAAACTCTCAGAGCTGGTCTTCAATTCGTCGAGTTCTTTAGACTTGGCTTTTAATGCACTTCCGACATCAGTAATGCTCTCATAGTCTTTGAAAAACTTATCTTGTTTCATTTCTCCGGACATCTGGAGAGCCCATGCTGGAGGCTTGTACTCGTCGACTGCAGGTGTAACAATCGATTCTTCTCCAGACGATTCTCCAGAAGAGGCTTCCACCACCGGTTCTGTAGAAGTTTCTCCTGCGGTGGCTGTTTCTGTGACAACTGGTTCTACGATTGAATCTGACACTATTCACTCCTTTGTGGTCTCGGAATTTTGAGTAAGGCATTTACAATAGCCTCCTCGTTCCCGGGAACCCATATCCCCATATTAGATAGGGTTTGTTTTGCATAATTACTCTTAATCCTTTCTTCTTCTGACAGAGTTTCTCTAAAGAAACAGCAGTCTGAAAGAAGGCAGGTTAGAGCATTGACTCCAAAGCCGCCTTTATAGACAGCCCGTAATTCTTCTTCTCTCTTATGTTCCTGTTCTGGAGAGAGGATTTTATCATTAGGAAACCATTTGTTCACCTTGCGCTCCTTGAGACTGCATTGCTGGCATTACTTTTGCAGCCGTTTCCATCTGTTGCATCTTCTGTTGTTCTTGCTGCATTGCTGCGGCCTGAGCCGCTTCCTGTTTAAGCTGTTGCTGAGATTTAATTCCTTCAACAGGAAAATCATTGATTTCGAGAAGGTGCTTAGTAAGAGCGTTCCATTCGATTGCATTTGCAGCTTGAGGAAACTGCTGGAATATAGGAGCGAGTTCTGTAAGTGTCCTTGTGATTTGCTGGCCTTGAGCCAGTCTTTTCTGTAGGAGAGCCAGCGGGCCGGTATAGACTATCTCCATTTCTTCCCCGCTAAGCGAGGTAGGAGGCTCTGGGATTCGCCCAGCCTCGAGTTCGATATAGAATGCTCGCTCAATCATGTTGTCGAGACCTTGGCTCATAAACCTGGCTACTGGAACACCAACAAGAGCAACCTTTTCACTCTGCCGTTCCATAACCTCAAGCCCGGTCATTCTCTGGGTAAGCTGATTTAGCATTTTCCAGAAGTCTGTATAAAAATGGTCTTCAACCGCTTTCTTTTTACGGTCCCACTGGTTGTCGGCGTAAGGAATCTGTGTAGGCCCCTGCCACCTTGATACTATTCTGCCTGGGTCTTCGTAATAATTAGCCCCATGCGGACTATTCCGGACCGTTCCTTTCTGTTCGATAGGAATATTTAGGGGAGGGTCAGCCATGAATTGTCCAGCTTGGAGCATTGTTTTGGCCATGGAGTTTAATCCGCGGATATCTGGAAGGGCTATGTGAGCCGGGGTTCGGGGATAGACTTCTTGAGGCATAATCATCCAGTTCCAGACAGAATAAGGAAATGTTTTAAATCCCCTCTGGGAAATGGTATCGTTTTCTCCGACCAATTTGTACACAGATGCGAATGGCTGGCCTATCTTGGCCCATGGTCCTTCGCTTTCCGGGTAAACGGAATGAAGAACGTCAAATTCGTCGAATTCTTTCCCGGAAGTCTCAAGAGCAGTAATAACCTTGTCTGGAAGTCTTTCTTTTCCGAATCTTTGTTCTAATGTCCTGGCCGGTATTTTGAAAGCCCGATCCATGGTATCGTTTCGGCCATAAAAGTCTAAAGCGGTAAAACATTCCCCGATATGACGGTTAGAGAATACAACTCCACCGCCAATTAAGTCTTCTTCGACATACATTACCCCGGGGCCCACTGTAACACCCTGCAAAACATAAGCGGCAATAGCATCATAAAAGTTTGACTGAGCAAGTACATTATACATGTGTCCAGTAACAAGTTGAGCCCACTGCCGGACAGCCATATCCTTCATTATGTCTTTATCTTTAATTGAAAAGTGCATCCAGGGCGAAGACCGGGATATTGTATACCCGACAAGCCCATTCATCATGACATTTGCGGAAGCTATCGGGGTTGAATCGTATACATCATCCCCGAGAGTCTTCCCTGCAGCATCATCTGAGGATTCAAGTAATGGCAAAAGCTGCGGAGCCATGAACTTTGCGATTTCCTTCCACTGGGTAAGGAACGGTTCTTTGTAGGCCACAAGTGATTCGTGCCTTTGGTCTAATCTTTTGGCTAAGTCTTCACTCATTATTCATTCCTTGCTGTTATTTTCTGGAATAAAGCCTCGGTCACCCGGCCATCACCGGTCATGCCATTATCTTCTTGGTATTTCCGGACAGCCCCTTCGGTTTCTTCGCCATAAAGGTCGTCTACTCCAGCAACAGGAAGATCATATCCCTGATCCATGAGAGCGAACTGTAAAACACCTACTCTTCTATCCTCTTCGGGGTTGTCGCTTATTTGGAACATAGCAGGCTCATTACGGCCTTCGGCTTCCGATTCATATTCGAAATCCTCAGATTCTCCTGTTGTCGAGGGAGGACTTCCATCGGCCTCAGAAGAACTTCCTCCGAGTATACTTCCAGGAACATTATCTGTCGGCTCATTGTAACTGAGTTGTCGCCCACCATTAGATGAACCTCCGGAGTCCTGTCTCTCTTCGAGAGGCATTACTCCGTAGCCTTCTTCCTCTCCTGCTCCCTTCTGATTGATATATTCATTTATCTCATAAGAAGCGTCCCCGGAGCTATCTCCATACAGGATATCATGTATCCCGGAAAGGACAGCATTTCCACCCCTATCTATTGCATCGAGAACTTTTCCCATGACTTCATTGAATTTTACAGCAGGTCTATTTATTCCTGCTTTTGCAGCTTCTAATTTCTGTTCTCTACTTAGATTATCTGGATCACCCATTTTGTTCCTCCAATTTATGTTCGAGACTCACAATGTGGTCTTCAAGCCTTTGGACAGAGAGAGGGGTAAGGGTTGAACCGTACCCGTTACAGGTGTTCAACGCCTTTAAAATCGAGGCGATCCCCTTATCTTTTACTCTCTGGCCTTTGTATTTATCAAGCGACAAAAACGTCATACTCCTTTTCATCGTTTTCACGGCCCAAGTCACGGCCTTGTTCTTCTCGACTTGGAGGATCCGGAAATGGGATGAACATCTTCGGGTCCTTAATCCTTGCAAGGCAATCCAGCATATCATCATGTTCACCAAACGGAAATGTAACATATTCCAGCTCGGTAAACTCTCTTACTGCATCCACCTGTTTCTTCTCCCAGTTAGTATAAAACAACCGGTTAGGAAGATATATCTTCCCTTGCTCAAAGACAGGGACAAGTTTCAGGATTCTATCAGCCTTCCCGGTAGTTCCACCGAGCCTGGTGATATGAAATCTATAATTATCCCGGCGCATCTCGCCCTCAATATGCTCAACATCCGACTGCATCCCGTACTCTTCATACCCAACCATTCGTGGCTTGTACTTCTGGTGCAACTGGAAAAGGGCATTTGTCCTTTCTGTCAAGTTAAGTTTATCACGAATCATGTCAATTATATAATAATTTTCATCTGGACCAAGGCCAACGACTATCATTACGGTATAATCCGACTGTTTTCGCTTCTTTGAGGCGGGATCCACCAGGATTGCAATATTCATATTGTGGAATAGATTAGCATCCCAGTGTTTCAACCATGTCCGGTCAAAGCCCTGGTGTCCGTCCTGGGTGGGGTTAAGGAGCATCTGGCAGGCAAAGATGTACGAACCCTGTAGAGCCCTTTTATCGGCCAGCTCTTTTCTGGTGAGATAAACAGGCTTCCCTTCAAGAGTTCCGTCTTCGGTTGCCGGGTAGAATCTCGGCTTAACAATGTTTCTTTTAAGTATCTCAGAATAGGTATCCGCATGATGGTAGAGAGTTCCTTCATACCACTGGTGGCCGCCTCGTCGTCCGAGGTTCTGGGAAAGCTCCCATCCGGCTGTGGTCTTTTTAATCATCTCGTCAGTCTGGACCGTTTTATCGGTCACGACATCATTATAAATGCGGAGCATGAAGTGTTTCGAGGTTGGCTGTGCATCAATCATTCCCCAGGCTTCAAGAGTTTTTTCATTAGGATTACTCTTCCTCTTTACAGTCAGCCCGGCTTCCTCAGACCATTTGAATCCGTATTTCTTTGATTCCTTTTGAGGTTCATTCCAAAAAATATCATCGAACAGCCATTTAAGAACTGCGTTCTTCTCAAGTTCCTGCTTAATCATAATAAGGAATGACTTAGCAATAGCCCTGTTGAAAGAGAAAATTCCGATTGTTATTTCTGGATTTTTACAGATTTCCTGGATAGACCCGGCGTAGGTAATAATCGTTGACTTATAATGTTCTCTTGCCCAGAGATCAAGGTACTCATTCGGGTCAGCCTCGACTTCTCTACAGCGGGCATAAACCCAATCACTGTCGGCATCTTTTCGAGCTAAAACATACACCAGGAGATAGAAACGGTCAGTTCTGACCAACTGTCTCATAGTCTCCTTTAGAATATTCTTTTTCTTGGCGGCTTCAAGTACTCGCTTATAGTAGGCATGAGTATCTTCTCTATTCAAGAAAGTTTCCCCTTCTTCTGTAATTTCTTAGCCGCCTCTGAAACTTTGAGAGGCTTGGCGTTCATCATTCGAATCATCTTCAAGACTTTCATGCGGTCATGCCTGGTCAAGTTTTTGAATCTCCTGGCTAAATACTCCCTCTCAGTCTTGCCTTTTCCGGGGATTCTCATTTTAATAGCATAAAAAAGAGGCCCCAACAACCGGGAAGTAATTCTCCTAACAGCTCTCAAGGCCTTCTTAATCATTATAGGTCTCCTCTGATTTGTTCCCGAAAGGCCCTTTCGATAGCTTCACTTTTAATGAATACAGCTTTATCTCCCCATTTGAATCCTCTGGATATGTAT